GTTACAGTTTTCAATACTTTCCGAGCAGTTCTATGGTCTATGCAGGGTATAAAAAATGAATACCCTTTTCTAAACTTAGCCCAATTAATCTCATACGTTAATGTCTCTATCTTCATTTTGTTGTAACAGTACATCTATGTGCAAGAAATCACTAGCTGAAGCATCAAACTTTAATGCACGTATTGGTGGCGAAACAATCTTCATGCCCTTAGCCATGCGTTTATTCATGCTTTCTTTATATACTTTAACGCCCTCTAGTTTCTTAATTGTAGTTTTGTAGTTCAACTGTTGTCGTACACAGAAATCTTTAAACTGTTTAGCCGCAATATATAATTCTTTAGTATCTGGTTCGTAGCGTATCAGTAGTTCGTTCTTAGGTTCCATCAGTGGCATAGCAACCATACTTGTTCTAGCGTCGGTTTCACCATTAACGACCAAAATATTGCCAATGTGTGCATTAATGAAATCCCCCAAAGCTGCGGTTGGGCTGTCTTGTTGTGGTGCTTTAACCTCGTTGCGCATTTCGCCAAGCATCCTCTTTATCCACTCGTATATAGCTTTCATATCAAACTCATGCAGTTCTAACTTCTTAGCAACTAACCCTGCAGTAATAATACAAGCACAAGTTGCCGACCAAAACCTTTCACGACTGGTAAACTGTACTTCTTTATCTAATCTAGCCTGTACTTTTTTAAAGCTATCTTTAACATACTCTAAGTTATTAACAAGATATTGAAGATAAATTTCACCCGCATGCCCATAGTTTTCACGCAGTTGATGATCAAACATTTCTTTACCTTCGGCGACACTAATAATATTTGATGGCTCTATTCTGAACTCAATCAACCTTACTGATTCACCGTCGGCAACCGACTTGGATGCGCTGAGCTTTTCATAAAAACTTGCATTAGATGAACATAAAGTTAGATTTTGCCAAGAGGTATTGTTAACCCGCAGTTCGTTGGATGAACCCTTTACTCTATCTTTGCCCGTACCACCTGAGATACTGTATGCGTAGTCGGAAAACTCTTTACCAGATAGATTAGTAATTTCATCTACTGTGTTTGGCAAGTGGTTCATGACTCCTAGCTTTAACATCTTTGCATTGAATGTGTCTCTGTACGTAGAGGTAAGCCTAACTGGGTCACCGTAAATGCTATTACACATATAAAGGGCAGTTGATTTTCCTGATCCGGCTTGCTCATGTATCAAGTTAACTATTGCGCCTTGTAATCCTGTAAATTTAAATAACGGTGAAGCAAATCCAACAAGTGCGGCAAACGCATTAGCCTCTAACCCGGGCTTAGCATACATATTGAACGCTGTTTTCCAACCTTCTAGCGTACCTTTAGGGTGAATCTTTTCTGCAATGTTTTCCGTTGCAGATGACGGCGGGCTATAGAAAACTCCGTCTTTAGTTATCTCTTTATCGCCCATGACAAACTTACTATCACCATCTACCCAACCAAATTGTGTTCTCATAATCTCTGCTTTCTTTTGAAACTGTAGGTTCTTAACAAATGTTATAACAAACGCCGCCAATGCGTCGTAGCTTTTATGGTGCGCCATCACTCCACGTTGGGCTAAACATCTACGCAAATCATCTCTTGCGGATATTGAACTTGTCGGTATAGTGAACTCTCTCATTCCATCATGAGGTAGATGCAACTTAAATAAAATTACTTCGCCTTGCTCCTTGTCGTGCATTCGTTTAACAACATAAAAATCGTGCTCATAAACTAACTCAGGGTCTGACTCTTCTTCGCTATCAGGTCTTTTATATATTCCGCCGTTCTTACCTCTAAAGTATGGAAACGGATACTCCGGTATCCTAACTGTTGTAACTTGCTCCTCAACTTCTACTTCTATTTCGTTGTCGGCTTCACTAGCTTCTTCTATCTCAGCACCCAAAACTATGGGTGACTTGATAACTCCTTTGTGTACACAACCTTCGCATCCTGTTGGATTAAGTTTTTCAAACTGAGCACATGTATGAGGGCCTCCCTTCTTAACAATGTTGTCTACTTTTCTATCGACTTCATCAGGGTCATAGCCTTCGTACTTGTTGGACATCATATGCGATGCCTTTTCTTTATCCACGCAAAACGCAGTTATAGATAGAGCTGAACGCCACAAAGGTTCTTCAAGCGTATCTTGATTTTGAAAACAGTGCAGTAGTTGATTGCAACCATCTCCTTTCACCGACCGCATCATGATTGTCTTAAAACGCTTTACCTTATTGCTCATCAAAGCCTCCATCATGGGGCTCATCTTGCGAGGCAAGAAGTCAGGCATTTCATTTTTTGGCTCAGGTGCGCCAAGTAATACTTTGACTTCGTCGTAGGTCATACGACGCGTCTTATCACTCAGCACAACTACTGGTAGTGGCTCGGCTTTAAAATTAAAAGTACCGGGAACACGCAGTATCCTAGATGCTTCAAACACGGACGGGTCAACAATCAACCCATGCTCTTTACAAAGATCACGTAGTCGGTGAGACAACGACGTCCACTCTCTACGCTCTAATGTCTCCTCAAGTAACCAGTAAGCATGAATGCCGTTACCTGAGTTAACGATTATTGGCTTTGGTAAGCCGACTGTTTTGCAAAACTTAGAAAGTTCAATAAGTCCAATTTGTTGTGTCAGATACCCCTGTATCCTGCCCTTTTTATCGGGGACACCTTTAGTTGCACCACAATCAATATCCATCCATAGAGACCTAAAGTAGACTGCATTCTCATGTGTGCGGTTATCAGCAGAACCATACTTAGCACAACCAAAAAAAGCATCTATCTTATTCTCTACAAACTTTTTGATTATTTCATCTACTTCTTCCTTTGTATCTACAAATCTTTGATCGGGATACTTACCATTACCAAACACGCAGTATCGCCCTTCCGTCGGCAATACGGTATCTAGTAGGTCAAACATAATTTACTTTTTTATTTTGCGCTGCCTGATGATGTGTATGTATCGCTCAATATCAGTATAGTACCTAGCATAAGGTTCATGTGTTCCCTCAAACCAGTTGTAAATTGTCATTCGGCTTACGCCTAAATGGTCAGCTACTTCTGCAACACTAATATCGTGCGATATACATACACGCCCCAAGGCTACGCCTGGAGACTTAGGGTCAGCTTTTTTGTTTGCTTCTACTAAGCTCTGGCTGTAACCAATGGTCATAATTACTCCTCGTCACTCCAAGCCTTCAGCACATCATCTAAGTCTGCTTTGGGTTTGGGAGTTGCTTCAACTTTCTTAACGGTCTCACGTTTCTTTGGCTCTTCAATTGCGTCCTCAATTGGGGCTTCAACCTTAGGCTTGGCAATTGCTTTAGGCGCTTCAAGTTTCGGTGCACGACCTGATACGTCAGCTTGGTACGGAGTCATAACAACCATCTTCTGCACAAGTGGGTCAACTGCCGCTTTGCTTGTAACTTCGTACTGGGACTTGTTGATATAGCCAACTGGAGTAAACAATACAGATTGATTGTCGTTGTCTTCGTTGAAACTAATCTGAGTAACCACATAGTCTAAACTCTTGCCGTTGTTAGCTAAGTACTTGCTATAGTTCTCGAATGTATGTGTGTTCTCACCGACACTGTCACCAAACAAAGACTTAGATGCCAAGTTCATTTGATATACATCGCCTTGTAGGGGTGTACCAAAATCATCTTCAAGAACAACTGCAAGCCTACGTGAGTATCTGCAAGCCTTAGATGTACCTTGACCTGAACCCTTGATGTTATGTTGGCAAGAATCGCAACGCTCAGACTGAGGAGACTTAGCCCCTGCATCGGGAGTACGACCATCATTAGAGAAACATTCAGGTGCAGTCGGCTCAGCATCAGCGCTCCATGCTTGAGAGTAAAAAATTCTGCCTACGTGAGGAGAAGCGTTCACAACGATTACTTTAATATCACCCTTGATCTTGCCCATATCTTTACCGCCAACTTCTTTGCGGAAGATACCATTCTTAGGCACAATGCGTTTGACTGCACTTGAGTTACCTGCAAGTTGTTTGGTAAGTTCACTAACCCCTGCGTTTGCAAGGAAGTCGGGTAGGTCTTGGTTCAATACTAGTGCATTCATTTTAATTTTCCTTTGATCTTCTAACTAACACGGTATATTCGTTTTCGACATTTAAACCCATCGGCAAAAGGTCAGGATTCTCTGTAAGAAACTGCTTCAAGTTTGTTTGGTGAAGTCGCTTCTCAAGTAGGCCGAACGCATTATGTTCTTTGATGAACGCATACGTTGAATCCCAATTGTTTGTCCAATACCGTGATTTAATTGAACGCACAATCGTGCCAAATTTAGTTTTAATACTGTCGGCTTTCATGCTCTTACACATATCAAGCATCTTCTCTTCAAGTATGTCCATCTGCTCTTTGATCTTGTCATCTTGCAGTTCATACTCTTGTTTTAGTTGGGCTCGTTTGTCACGCATCTTGATATATGCTTGGGTGACTTTATCCAACGGAATAATAAAGGGATTTTCATCCTGAACTGTATCGTCCATATTTTTCGCTCCTTGTTGTTGAAATATTATTATAACATAACTTTATACAATGTCAATAGTATCCGAAGATATTTCTTGTTTATATAAGTCAATTATTTTTTGATGGTTACCTATGTTACCTCTTAGTAACTGATAAATTCGGCTCTCTATAGAACTACCTGTGATATGCACGATAGTCATATTGTTTACTTGACCGGGTCGGTCAATCCTAGCATTAGCTTGTAGATAAGTTTCGACACTACTGCATGGAGCATACCAAATGATTGTATTCGCCGCAGTAAGGGTAAGCCCGTGTGATGCGGCTTGCGGTTGTATTATAAGCACTTTAGTATCGTCAGTATCTTGGAACCTTTGTACTATATCGCTACGCTTATTTACATTGACGCTACCATTAATAACTTCACAAGTTACGTTGTTCTTGGTTAGATATTTTTCTAGTAGCTCTATAGTATGTGTAAAGGGTACGAATACTAAAACCTTATGACTCGATTCATCTATTACTTCATGAACCACTTTGAGACGGGATGACACATCAAACTCTATGATCTCTCCAGTGTCGGTGTAAACTGCACCGCCTGATATTTGCAGTAGCTTATTAATTTTAACTGCGGCGTTTACTGCTGATACTTCTTCCCCTGAAGCCTCCATAAGCATCTGCTTCTTTAGTATGGCGTAGTATTTATGTTGCTGTGGAGTAAGCGGTGCTTCTCTGTCTACGTAAGTCAACGGCGGTAAATCAATACACTGACGTTTCTCAAATCTAATTGCGGGTTGTAATACTTTATGCACAGTTTGCATTGCGGTCGGCTTCGGTATCCATCGGTATTGAGATACTTTATCCATCACACTATCTTTAAACTGCGTAAAAAATATGGGAACACCGGTGGGGTTTACTAATCTTGCTAATCCGAAAGCATCCGCAGGAGATTGAGCCGCTGGTGTTCCAGTTAACATCCAAAGACCTTTTACTACTTTGTTAATATCCCTAAGTGTTTTCCATCTATCGGTCTGTGCATTTTTATAGGCTGATGCTTCGTCAACTACTATTAAATCAAACCCCCCATCCATAATTTCTTTCTTAACAATCTCAACGCCATCAAAATTAATGATGACAAACTCTGCGTTACCATTAATAATATCTTTGCGCTTCTTGGCACTGCCATGCGCTACTGCTACTGTGCGGTGTATAGCAAACTTAAATAAATCATTCTGCCATGCCGACTTCATAATCGACAAAGGGCATACCACTAATACTCTTTTAATAGCTTTCACAGTCATTAAGTAATCGACTGCCCATATGACTGATGCAGTCTTTCCAGTACCTTGCTCGTTAAAGCAAAATGCTTTTCTGTTACTAATTAAAAACTCTGATGTAATCTTCTGATGGGCAAAGGGCGTAAACCCGGGGGGTCTAGGCCACTCGTATTCTGATAAGTTCATTTTTTCTTAGGCTTATTAACCTTAACTGTGTGGTCACTGTTCCTACTGAAAGAACGATTAGCACTGGGGGCTTTGAGTTTTAAATTACTGGGTGCGTTAGTACCACCTTTAGATAATGGAACAGAGTGATCAATATCTTTACCTGTGCGGTCGATACCTTTCTTATCCATTTCGTTGCGTGCACGTTGCCTGTCCATTCGGGTCTCGTGCTCACCTCTTTTTAACTGCATCTGATACTCATGTTTATAGGGGCGTGGTTTGTTTACGTATGGCATTTAGTTCTCCGCAGTTACATGGTTGTTTATCATGTGGGTATTTAAATCCTCCTTAGTAAGGCCAAACATTTCTGTCGGTGGGGGGCCTTCCCATAAAGGAGTACGTCCTTCTTTCTCTATCTGTTGCAATGCTTTGCCTATGCTCAGCATGATTTCTGTCATCATCTCGTTCTTGTAGGTATCAAGTTCTTTCTTTACAATCTGGTGCACAGTCCCCGCTAGCTCGCTTCTGACTACCGCAGATACTCTACGCTTTAATTCGTTCTCTAGTATCAGTGCCGTGTCGGTTTCTTGGTTTGTCATTTCGCTCATTTTATATTCTCTCTGTTTAAAAGTCTAACGTGGTTGGTGATTGCCATCCCAATGGATGACCTAGGGTCTTCTTTTAAATTGTCAATTACTATATCTAATACTAAGTCTCTAAAGTTACCTTCTTTAGCCCAATCTAATAGTACCAATCTAGCCCGTTCATCAATTAACTCGTTCACGTTATCTTGTAACTTTATGTAAGCCTCGGCTTGTTCTCTTTCTTCGTTTGTCATCTGTGACCTCCATGATGCTCGCACGTATCTACTGAACAGAATCGGCACAGTGCGGATGCGCTTGGATTCCAAATACCATTCTCTTTAGCCTTCTCAATACGAATTACATCTTGAGTCGGCTTCTCCATATACTTTAGTACCATCTCTCTATGATGCTGAGTCCTCACAAACTCTTTCGATACTACAAAAAGCAATGCCGACTTGACCCGTTTGATCGTTGGGAATTTCTTGAATAGCCCACAAGCAATTAGATCGAGTTGACCTACGTCCGCATATCTCGCATTCTTGCTCGTCTTGTAGTCCACTGAGTGTGCTACTCCTGTCGTCTGATTGATAACGACCAAATCGGCTATCCCATGCCACCACACATTCGGCGCATCGAATTCGCATGACTCCAAATCCTTCGTTAAACCCAGTTTTACTTCGCAATATTTCTCTCCTTCAATTTCATTCAACGTATCAAGTGCAGGTTTTACATATAAAAAGTGAGGGGGCAGAGGTTTGCCGTCTCGTATGTATTCTTCCGCCGCTGTGTGCATTTGCTTTCCGTATAGCGTAGCAGTAGTATCAGGTTCAACTACGTCCTTAATTACTTTTGTGTGATAGTATTTTCTCGGGCATTGTTGAAACGTCTTAAGACTACTAAAAGACCATACTGTATTCATTAACATTCTCCATAAGAATCGCCATAACCCGACTCACAATTTAAGGGTAACTCCGTACCCCACTGCGGTCTAAGTTTCATACAAAGTTCTACATATTCCTGCGCAGTCTTAACCTC